CCGCTTACACTTTTAAACCACCGCTTTCGCGGACCCCTTACGTCTAGATGTTTAAGACGCAAGCCCTGCTAGTTGAGTGGCCAGACACCAGGAGGGATCCTGGAGTACTGGGCTCAGTGTCCAAACACCAGGCACAGTGCTACCACGCCGCTCCGAGTAGGATAGGCGGGTTGCGCTGCCTCGAACAGAATGAATAGTCCTGTCGAGGAGCCTGAAATGGTGTAGCGGAGAATCGTCAGCGATCGCGCGGACGTGCGTTCTGTACAGTGCAGTCGAAACTGCCTGGTACCAGGACGACGGTGACCGCGTTTTCGCTACAAACGTTACTCTGAATCCGTCACGCGGGGTGCCGTAGAGGATTGAATCGTCGGTTTTTCCGACGGCAATTTCTCTACGAATACTTCGCGGTATCCAGCGGCGAACGTCCTCAGCAGCAGATAGGAAGCAACGCAGACGACCAAAATGGCCGCCAACGCGCTCGCTACTGCGAATGAGTCCGTTAACCAACGATACAACTGACGCCACATTATGTGGGACCTCCTTAATAAAGTAGGGTCGAACGCTACGACCATTAAACCAGTCCGAACCGCAAGACTCACGGAAGACCCCAGAAGAGTAACTCTTCTTACGGTTTACCGTGAATCCGCACCAGGACAAGGTTTTTGAAACAAACTCGTACGCCGATGAGTTGACGATTATGTCGTCTCCATATACGCTAACCAGAGGTTTAGAAATCCCAAACTCCTGGCAGGCCGCATATGTCAGCGCGTAGAATATCAGCGTCTCAAGCTCAAATGTGAAACCGTTCCCCATTGCTGAAAACTTTTCCAGCTTGTAGGGTTCGGATGCACTCGCGCCTGGGAAGTCGATATAGTGACACCGAGTTATTTCAAGCGCAAAGAGCCAATCGCTAGGGAGTAACTCCCTGACTATGGCGCGCGAAATCGTATCACTTGCGTTAGAAAGGTCAATTGTGCACAGTTTCCCGTGCAAGCTGCCTTCCTTCGCAAGCTGCTGATTTCGCTGCTGGTTTTCCGTATCTATCCGGCAGCGCTCTTTCAATCGTCGTTTAATGCAGAGGCCGAGGCCTCGCTGAGCGAACAGATTTAAAGATGGCTGCGTCGCGATATTACGGTTAGTCTTTGCGTCTTTCGGGACCTGAGCATACTTTTCACCTCGCGTAACTACGATATCGGTCTTAAACTCGGATTCCTCCGAGTTAGATATCGCATTACACCACCCCGGAAATTCCGAGAGGAAAGACGGGGCGTAGGCTAGAAAACCGTCAGTACAACTGACGGCTCTCCCTAGCTTGCTGTAGTCACTAGTTCCGGGTACGCCATACGACATACCAGGCCCAAAACGA